ATGCTGTGTTTCCATATATTGATTAACCATTGTGTATGCAGTGCCATAATCCAATCCGCACCGACTCACCAACATGGATACCGCTTGGCGCAATGGTGTACGATCGCTAACGGTAGACTTGGCAACATAACGACCAGTCTTGCGGATAGCAGGCAAGACTTCATCAAATACCCAATTTTGGAATTTTACCGCTTCGGCTTTATTTGAGCGAAAAATCACACGGTATAAATTTGGCTCATTGATAAAAGTAACTTGCTTTTTACCGCTTTCATAGCTGATATACATTTTATGTACACCAGCTTCTGATAGATTGAAACGGCTAGGGTTTGCGTTACTTATTGCTAAAATATTAGCCACATCAGGCAGACAAAACCAAATATCACCGCCGTTACGGATAGCAGTGCGAACTTGTTTGGTAGATTCAAAATTAAAGATTGAGATGTTAGACACAGAATGTCTCCTTACATTTTTTCGATTAAAGTTACCCTATAAATAGGGTGCCAAGAGGCTCGAAACCGCTGTAAGCACGGCGGACGGCTTTTCCATAAAGGTATTGTATGACCGCCACCCTCTCGGCATAATCGCTAAAATTCAGATTAACTTAGGGATATGCAAAGAGTTGTCTTTTAGACATAAAAATACCACAGATAACGCTTGTGGATAACGCTTACATAGAGTTTTCGAGGCTCTGTAGATTACTATACAATAAAAAACCCAATCTGTAAAGACTGGGTTTGGTAATTAGTGATCTTTATGAACCACGCTAAATCTCATTGATTTGCTATCTGGGTAAATATTGACAATATATTTATAATCACCAATAACCTGCGTCTCAGTTGTCGGCTTCAAGCTTTGGTTAAATTTCTTCATCGCCCGACTCATAACTTCTGCAACACTATTGGCGACCTGCTCTTTTGGTAAATCAGGGCTTAAAGTGCGGGCTTTAGCTATTGCAAACGCCAATAAAGCCATCATTCTATCTTCAACATTATCAGAGATTTTAACATTATACATTGAGGTAATGATATTTCCGGTCTTATCCAAATCGCCGTACCAAATAATATCCTCACCCAAATTCACCGAATAAATATTATCATTAGTAGAGACAGACCTTAGCTGAGGATCTACACCTGAAATCTCTTTGATGATATTGTCAATACCTGAGCCAAGCTCCTGTGGCGTCATACCTAAATTTACAGGCTGAACTTCTTCTTTGTCGTCTATTTGAGCCGCATATTCAGCTTCTCGCTGCGCTTTTTCTTCGGCTGCTTGAGCTTCTCGTTCAGCTTTCTGTTCAGGCGTTTCAAGCGCAACGGCGAGCGCACCAATCCCTAAAAATACCGCAAATATGATCCCAAACCATTTTAATAGCTTTTTCATAGCACACTCTATTTGCAGACTTTCTTAGATGCGCTGATTGATCCATCTTTACAGACAAACTTACCATTGCTGCAGTGAGAGATACCGCCTTTTTTACCGCTGCATGGAGTATTTTTAGCCATGGCAGGTGTGGACGATAAGACAAATACAGTGGCAAACGCACTTAAAACTGATAAAAACTTGTTCATAATAGCACCCGTTGATTGATTGAGTTTTTATTATAAACAAAGTTACACCAATTTAGCAATTACATTGAATTAAACATTGCAATCATTTCCGCCACTTGTATTCTTGCTTTTTGTGCCTCACGCTGCTGCTCATACTCCTGCCGTTGCTCATCTGTCATAGGGTTTGGGTCTATGATCATATAATCAGACAGCTTACCGCCGCCCATGGATGCGGCTATCATTGCTGCTTGGATGTCGCCACGATAACCGCCAATGGGGTCAATGTCATGAAAAGCTTGCCATTCTAGAAACTCTACATAGCTCATTTTACTGGCAAGCTCAGCGACGGTCATACCCAGATGAGCCGCCAATTTAAACAAAAATCGGCGGTCAGCATGAGCGATCAGTCCTTTTTTAAGTCATCCACCTTGGCATCAAAGCCATTTACTTCCCTGATCGCCTCAATCAGTTTGGTTAGTGTATCGGCGTGCATTTTGCCTAAATCTTTGATGTCATTTTCGGCAAATACACGCTTACCTTCTTCATCACAGACAGAAAATGTCACTAAACGCAATGATGATTTGACATCATCACCCTTATCATGCATAAGCTTACCCTGCTCTTCTACTGTCAGTTTTTTGATATATACAGTGCCAATACCGTCGATGTCGTAAGCAGTAGGTGTACCAAGATTGCTTAATGCTTTTAGCAAATCGTTTTTTAAGTTACTCATGATTTATCCTGTTATCAGTTAATAAAAAAAGGGGGCGTGTTTGCACCCTTATGCGGTCAGTTCTTTTGTCGTGTCACCAGTGATTGTGATTCTGCCCTTTTTACGCAATTTTTTCTTAGTATCTTCAGCATCTGTGGTCAGTTCTGCGATAATGCCTTTGAATTGGCGGCTTTCGCTTGTCGCTTCCATGAATTTTAGCTGAAAATACAGCTCTCTACCACTTTCAAAAGATTTTTGTAGCAGTTTATGTGTTTCATCTTCTGGTAGTAGCACATACTCAAACTCTACTTCCGAATTTTCTTTATAATCGACGACAGCATTGACTTGTCGTCTGTCATCTGTAGCAGTAATGTCATCAAGAACTTTCGCCTCAGATGGTACACCGCATGATGTTAAACGCTCAATTTTTTTGAAGCTTGAGCTTGTATTTGTTGCTGATACGAACAGCTGATAAAAGCTGTCTTTTGCGTTTTCTACAGTATTTGTTTCTGCCATAATGGTCACCTATATAATTGTTTGCCAAAATTCGTACTCAATGATTGCACGATAAAGCCCATCATCGTGTACATACACCACGCCACCATATTCTGATGGCTTGATTGTGTTTAATCGCTTGACCGCTTCTTGTGCCAGTGCGATAGTCTCATCATAATCGGCTGCGTAAATATCAATCTGCACACCCACCCATTCATGCCCTGTTGCACCGTCTAATGTGTTATCTGGCACATTTGACACCAGCGTATAAACCATAAAAGGCGGTGTGCTATCAGCGGTCTCAGGTACGAACAGCGGATAAACACGATCATTGACTAATTCACCCAACAAGCCAAAAATTCTTTTACTTGCTATCATTATCCACCCATGATTTTGTCAATACGCTCTCCCAATTTGTTTTTAAATCGATCCGCAGCATCTTCAGCACCGCTATTAAATGCAGGTCTAAAGATCGGTCTTGCTGCTTGATACTTTGTACCATATTCATTAAAAAACCAGTAATATGCTGAGCCGTGCGTTTTTCCTGAGCCTTCTGCGACATAAATAGCAATCGCCGCACCATCCAAATTTGCAGACTCGCCACGGGTCAGGCGTCGTCTTTTGATGCTTTTGTGATAAAGACCTGATTCTTGAATCTCGTATTTACCTGTGCCTCTTTTTGCGCGTCTTCTGCGTTTTTTGCCATTCTTGTCATAATAAAAGCCATCACCTTGACCATAGGACATATAACGGCGGTATGGTGCTTTTGTCATTGGTGCCTGAGATCTGACATATTTGTACATCGGTAATGATGCATACATCAGTGAGCTATACAATGCACTACCTGCTTGCTTGTTAGTAATCTCTTCCCTGGCTTGTTTAAGTTTTTTGCCAAGTTCTTCTGCACCAATCAGTTTCATTGTTCTGCCCCCTGTAGCAGTAGGGTAAGATATTCTCGACCACTTTTATTGTCCGCCAAAGGCTCACCAATAATATCGTAGGTTTTACCACGGCACACGACACGCATATTACGCTTAATATCATCTCGATATCTGATTTTAAGCCTTGCCAATATCTCCACGCCTGCCGCTTTCCCAGCAATGACATCTTTGGCAGAGACGGGTGTAAATTGCCCCCAAACCGTATCTATGACAGACCATGTTCGCTTGGGTGCACCTGTTGCAGATCGTAATTCTAAATGCTGCATGAAAGATACTCTATCTTTAAGCTTACCTGCTTGCATCACACCCCCAAATTTCGATAAGGCTGTAACAACGCCTCAAATCCAAAGGGGATTGATTGCGGCGTTTGATAGTCATTATTGACAGCTTCTCGGTTGTCATACCAATGCCCAACAAGCAGTAACACCGCTTGCTGTACTGCCAGATTGCTTTCATCAAGTAATCCGTCGATGTAATTTGACGCATGAATTAAAGCAGCATTCAAATAATGCATAAGTAAATCATCTTCATCGTCATGATCGATACGGCACTGATGCTTGACCATTTCAAGCGTTATCTTCTGTGTCATCGCTATCATCACCTTTATTTTCAAGCACGGGTTCAGCCTTGTTGCTTGGTACTTTTTTAGCTTTGCTTTGCACTTTTTTTGTTCAATTCAGCCTTGCCAATCAAACCGAACTCAATTAAACGCTTGGCAGTAAAATCATCATCAAGCTGCCTGATATCGCCCTCATAGTATTGCTTATCGCCATAATGCTGTTTTAGGACTTCATATTCCATGATTACCACCATTTGATTGCATTGACCAAACTGGCTAGGGCAAATAAACTCAAACACGCCACCAACCAATTAATTAAAAACCTTACCTTAGGCGATTGTTCGTACTTGTCCAGCATTTTTATCACCCAATTTCCTAAATCTATGTTAAAATTCACCTATGTTTTATCCTTATCCACCAAGGGTAAAAATAGAAAAACCCTAACGCCTGCCAGTGTTAGGGTTTTTTGTCGCTTATTTCGCTACCAAATCGCCATAAATAAACGCCTCAGGGCGATATACGGCTAATGCAAGACGCTCTTCGCAAAGGATAGTAACCAAGTTTCGTACAAAGTCATCCTCGTTTTCGGTTGCCACGGCAATCGCCGCTTGCTGTCGGTCAAAGATTTGTGCACCAAGGTTAAACGCACCTGTCAAGAATTTGCCCGTACCCATGGCGGTTGTTTCAACAACTGGTACGCCCCATAGGGTGCGATTTGCCGTACCTTGTGGCAAGCCGATGATATGCCTATTATCCGCATCTTTTTCTAGCTCAATCTTAGCCCAATCGATTGGGTTTAAGACGATGCCAGAGGCAGGATATTCGGCTAACACCGCTTGTAGCTGTGCCAATCGCAACTGGTCAATGATGGTATATGTGCTAAGCGTCGCTTTGTCTGCAAATGCTGTCGCTTGCGGGATAATGCCCTTAAGATTGCCATTTTCGCCATCGCCGTTTAGCAGCTGACGATCCTCAACCAGTTTTAAGCCATAAATCAAGCGTCCGTTGATATAGCTTGCCAAAGCTGATGCGTCATCTAAAATTTGTCGTGACGCTTTGACATAGTGGGCAAGGGTTCGCACTGACACGCTTTGGGTGTCAAACTTGATATGTGACTGTGCTTTTTTATCACCTTCATTTTGCTGTGCTGCTGCTGAGTTTGTAAAGCCAGTTTCACGCACATATTCAAGTGCATTGCTATCCGTTGTGCCTTTCATCAGCAAGTCACGCACTCGCAGACGCTGATCAGGTGGGGCTACAATGCCACCTAGACGCTGTGTTTGTACAAGTGCACCTGCTGCCCCGCTGGTGTCGGTGGTGGCACTGGTAATCGTCGCTTTAATATTTAGCTTGGCTCGGTTGCCTGCGGTCGGATTGTCGGCAAATTGCTTAAACGCATCAGATTCAAACAAACGCTCACCCAGTGACTTTTCAGGCTCTTGATTTTGTGCTCTGCGTGCTTGTTTTTGCTCTATGGCATCAAGGCGTGCTTTAACATCACCCATTGATTTAAGCGCTTCATCAACATCCCCTTTTAAAGTAGATAAGTTATTTTCACCTTTTTCTAAGCGGCCCGTTAATTCTTCGCCCAAGCCCTTGACATAGTCAGTGGCTTTTGCAAGCTCGGTGGCGAGCTGTTTTGTCATATCAGACATTTATGTCTCCTGTGATAGATTTAATGATTTGTAATGCATCTTTAAGTTCTGCTGGCTCACCCAGCAATTGACGCAAGCCGTGTGATGCGATTGCAGTGGCTTGCGATTTGCTAAATCCTGCATCACGCAAGAATTTTTCAAATTCAGATAAAGTGGGCAGTTGCCCTTGTGCCAAAGCCGATTTGACCACTGTCACGGTCGATGCGTCGTTGGCAGGAAAGGTAACGACTGAGATTTCAAATAAATCCAATTCTTTGAGCAGTAGCACCTCTTTGGTATTGTCATAATCTGCTTGCTCAACACGATAGCCGATAGATAGACCGTCAATCACGCCTGCTTTGATGAGTGCGTGTGCTTCACGGGCTTTTGGCACATCATCAATCAGTAATTTGCCCTCACCGTATAGCCCATGTTCATCTTCTTTAAGTGCTGTCCATACGCCGATGGGCTGTGCTCTGTCGTGTTGCCACAGTATCGGCGGCATTTTGCTGCGTGTTTCAAACTTTGCCAGTGATTTGACAAATGCACCTTTTTGTACGCTGTCGCCGTAGCTGTCCACAACATCAAAAACATTGCAATAGCCACTAAAAAAGCCGTCATCTTTAACGATTGACGGCTCAAAATTAATTGATTTGGTTTTCATGATCTTGTCCCAATTTCTCAAGTGGTGTTAGATTGAGCTGTACGGTCAGACTGTCGCCACCTGACATTGGTGGCAGATCTTCTAAAGCACGCACCTCATTACGAGTCATCACGCCATTTTGTAGCATGGTTGTGTAAAAATTAGCACGCCCCTGGCTGTCAGCACGCAGCAGACCCTCAACGCTAAATTTAGGGCTGTATTGCGACCGCTCAGACGGTGACAGTAGCTTTTTACGAATCGCCTGCTCAATGCGTTCAAGCGTGGGGCGTAAGCTGTAAGTCAAAAAGCCCAAATTCATGCCCTCAAGGCTCGATGCCCATGAGCTTGCCTTATCGGTGTGACCAATCAGCTGCGGAGGCACGCCAAAGGCTCGGCATATCTCTTCAATGCCAAAATACCGAGTTTCAAGTAACTGTGCATCGCTTGGGTTCATCTTAACCCCGCTAGATGACACGCTCATACCAGCTTCTAGCACCATATATTTGCCAGCATTTTCAGGCTTTGAAAAATATTCAAGATTACCTCTTAGCTTTTGCCTTTGCTCGCTGTTTAAGATATTGTCAGTCTGCAAAAAGCCGCCAGCTTTTAAGTTATTGCCAAAAGTGTGGCTTGCAGCATTGTTGGCGTCAATTTGTGCACCCATCACGCCTGCTTGATAGCGGATTGGCGACAAGCCAACCAAGCCATCCATGGTAAACCCTTTGATGTGTAACACATCTTCAGCACCAAAAATATCCTCACCGACTTTATAGCTAATATCACCATCACGATTTCTTTTCACTACGGTAATTGATGGGTCTAATATATCAAGACTAACCACCCTACCGCCCAATCGTGTGATGTACACATAGGCATTGCCCCACAAATCAAGACTGACAATCACCGACTCCCAAAATTCAGACGCTGTCATGTCCGCATTTGGGCTGTCATGCAAAATTCGGTACAAATGGTGATCTGTTGCCAATTCCTTGCTATCAGACTTTAGGTGCAAAGGCAAACTGGCGATAGTCTGACTTCTTAATCGTACACACGCCCAAACTGCCGATAATTTTAAAGCGGTTTCTGCGGTTACTGCCGTGCCAGATGGCATGTGCATTGAGTTAAACGGAGCAACTTCGCTACCTTTATCAAGTCGCTTACCGCCCCCAAACAATCTGGCGTAAAACCGTGACCACCAGTTTTCATCATTCATCTTTAAGCACCCTGTGTCTGTTAATACGGTCGCATGCCACGCCAAAATAATAATCGTCTAGCTCAAATCCGATAAACTTACGCCCTGTATTGACACACGCCACGCCTGTTGAGCCTGATCCCATAGTAAAATCAAGCACTGTTTCTCCCTTGTTAGTGTAAGTTTTGATTAAGTACTCAAGCAGATCGACGGGTTTTTGTGTTGGATGCAAACCCCTTTCTGTGCTGTTAGAATTGCCAAATTCCAAAATATGTCTTGGATAATTGGTAAATTCTTGTATATACTCGCTTGCTTTGCTGTTGCAACTATACAACGCACCGTCCCTCCCCCGCTTCTCTTTGAGAGCCTCTCTGCCTTTCTGGACTTTTTTTATCCAAGCGTACTAGCCCCTGCGGATAATAACGTGGCACACCATCAGAAAATACCATGATATTTTCCAATGTTTTTAAAGGGCGTTTTTTAGCATTAATAAAACCGCCAACAGCAGATTTTTTCCAATACCAGTCATATTTATAATTTTTGATATTGGATAATCTTACTTGCGTGCTAAATGGCTCAATGCCAAATAAAGCAATAATGCAATTTGGCTTTATAACTCTTTTTAATTCCTGCCATAGTTTTTCGTTATCAATTTCATTATCCCACTTAAAGTCAAGTACTCCATAAGGCGGATCGGTTAGCACCATATCCACACTGTTATCAGGCAAAGTCTTTAATAGCTCTAAGCAATCGCCTTGTTGTAATTGTATATCCATTAAAAATCACCAATAAAAAACCTGCACCGTTAATCGATGCAGGTAAATAATTTGTCTTGTGTGCTACAAAGGAAAAGAGATTAAGCAATAATCATATTATCAAAAAATTCATCCACATTCCCAGTATCTGTATGCACAATCGCCCTAGATAAAGCCATAATCAATGCGACCATACCGTCAATCTTATTCTCAGCCCTTTCTTTATTCGGATAGATATTATCCTTTTTATCAAGGGTTGCCACCACATTTGACGCTTGCCAAGTTAAAATTGGGCAATCACCATGTGCCAGTCGCTTTTGTAGCACCAACGCCTCAAGCTCTTTCATCGGCTCGCTCATGTTTTGCACGGTGTGTCTTAGCTCGACCATCACCATGCCTTCTTTTTCCATCTCTTGGGCAAGCTGTGTGGCTTGCCATGGGTCATAAGCCACTTCTTGCACATCAAAACGACCATAAAACTCACGCAAATCGTCCTTAATGGCATCAAAATCCACCACCTCCCCCATGGTCAGGGTGAGCAGGCTATCGGCATCCCATGCTCGATAACGCTCAGTGTTACTATCAAGCTCTTCAAGCACACGCACATCTGGCAAATAATAACGCCCATGTACATGGTAATTGGGATCGTCAGCTGTCGGTGGGAATAGCAAAATTAGTGCCACCATATCAATTTTGGTGGCAAGGTCAAGACCGATAAAGCATGGACGACCTGTCAGTGCAGACAACGGCAACCGCTTTGCCCCATTTGCCCATTTCGCCATGTTCAGCCAAGCATTTTTTGCACCCACCCACTCATTTAGGTGTTTCGTTCTAAAAATTGCCTGCTTAGCAGCACTCATTTTGGCATCACGCTGTCTTGCCTGTAAAAACTCAGCCGATACTGAGATATCCATGTTTGGATTGGCTTTTTTAAGTGCAATTTCGCTTGTCCAATCATCGTCTTTGTCCATGCCATATAGCACCGCCCAAAGGTCGGGAATATCCATTACCCCATCAAGCATTTTTTCAGCATCTCGCACCATCTGATGGCACGCACCCCCGATGGATGAACCTGCTGTAGTAATCACAAGCATAATCGGCTGTTCTCGTGCACCCATGCCCGTTTCCATGGTGTCGTACAAATCGTTATTTTTATGCTCATGGTACTCATCAATGATGGCACAAGATGGGCTTGAGCCATCACCAGGCTTACCAATGATCGGTTCAAATCGTGAGCCATCGGCTAAGCGTGCCATGTTCGATGCATTGACTTCAATGCCGTAAAAGTCTTTAAGTGCTTTGGTACGCTCAACCATGATTTTAGCTGGTCGAAATACTTCCCAAGCCTGTTTTTCGGTGGTTGCACCGCTATATACTTCAGCACCAAACTCGCCATCAGCACAAAACATATAATTGCCAATGCCTGCTGCAATGGCAGACTTACCATTTTTACGACACACAAAAATTAAAATCTTAGTATAACGACGAAACCCCGTCGCTCGCTTAATCCAACCAAATGGCAGGCAGCAAGCAAAGATTTGCCACGACTCAAGGGCGATTTTTTCGCCTTTTGATGCCCACTTGCCCTTGGTATGCGGTAAAAGCTGGATAAACTTTGCCACCTTTTCTGCCTTGGCAGGGTCAAAAAAATACGGATAATCAGGGTTAGTTTCGCTGTTTTTTAGCTCGTCTAAGTGCTTTTGGCAGGCCAATTTAATGTATTTATTGGCGATAATCTCACCAGATAGCACCGCATGAATGTAATCTAAGGCTTTTTGTACATTGGGATAAGTCATAAATCTGCAAAAGGATTGGCGATAGGTTCGCTGTTGGCTGCACCTGTCAGCCGTGTGCGTGATGATGGGTCAAGACCAAGCAATGACCCAAACTTCATCATCTGCGTTTTGGCTTCGTTAATGATAGTGAGTGCAGGGTTTTTATTCAGCTTGCCGTTGTCATCCATGATAACAAGCCCATACCGCTCCACTTCTTGTTCAGCTTCACGCCACCTGCTGTAGCTCATGCAAAATGCTTCGACATTATGCACATCTGCCACAGTTAGTACGCCAGTTGCCAACAATTCAGGCATCACAGTACACCACATGGTCACGGCTGTACTTGTCATCCATACTGGCGGTTCGATTTCGGTAATTTGTGCAAATTTGGGTTCGTTTTTGTTCAGGGCACGCTTGCCAGGGTTGCCTGTCAATTCTTTAATAGCTGTTGGTTTTGGTTTTCGCCCTTTCATTTTTCCACCTGTTAATTTATCTTAACTTACCCTAAAACTTCCAATTTCGCGGTCGTAAAAATTTTTTTTAGGGTGCGGTGCTACAAGACAATCTTTCCAAACTTTTTACCCGCCCCTCCCGTCCTGTGCTGTCTTAATCTTGTGACAAGAACTACAAAGTGACTGCAAGTTTGCCATATTGTCTGTGCCATCTTTCGCCTTGGGTATGATATGATCCACATCGGTTGCGTGTGTGTATCGTGCATCAGCTTTGCACATTTGACAAAGATGCTTATCACGCTTAAGCACCTGCAATCTTAATCGCTTCCACTGGCTACCATAGCCACGCTCTGACGCTGATTTATTATGTTGCCAGCCATGGCGGAGGTGTGCGTGTTCATCACAATACCCCTTCATCAATCTGCTTTTAACAAGATTTTTGCACAGTCTGGCTCTGCATGGTGTTGTCATATTTCTTCCATAAAAAAGTGCACCTTTTAATTAGGTGCACTCCTCAAGTTTGATAATATCTTACTATTGGACTGTCGACAAAACAAGACTTATTTGTAGGGTTTATGTAAATGAATACAGTTTATGCAATAGCCCAGCTAAAAATGATTCTGCTTTAATGAGAGCAGATCTAACATCGTGGCGGCTTGCTCGGCTCTTGCCCCGATACCCAATGGCACTCAAATAGCGTACCGCAATCTTTTCATGAGACCACCCCCATACATAAAACATCATGAACACATTGGCTGACACTGGGCAATATCTCGCCAGTTCACTGACACCCCTATCAATTTGCCCAACG